CAAATCCAGCCGTGTCTGCATAATCAGTTTCAAAATTAGTCGAACCAAGTTCTTCAAGCAATTGTCCTCGAAAGAATTCCTCACTCACTTGACCACTCACTTTATTTAATATTCTTTGTAGAATACTCATCGGATTCCTAGTTCTTTTTCAGTCATAATTTTAAATTCTAATTTACGATCATCACAAAATTCCCTCGCCGCTTTCCATTTTGCCTGATTCTTGGCGTATGTGATTGACTCATTTATTAATGTTTTTCTTGATTTTCCTTTCGTTGCTTTCGGTTCTTTAGTTTCTCTCATGGGTTTTACTTCAATCACTGATCTACGAATATTGCTATCTTTATCCTTATACTTAATAAAAAAGTCTGGAAAATATCTACGAACTTGATTTGTTGTTGGATCTTTATATGGTATCCAAAATTCTTCTGATGCCCACTCAAGTATATTCTCATTCAAATCACAGTAATTCATGAACTTTCTCTCCCAAAGAGACCTATAAATAATATTTTGAGAGTCTCCCTTATATTTTTTGGGATTAGAAGGCCTATATATTCCCTTATAACTCATATATAGTAATAACAACTTAAATTTATTTATTGTGTCAGAGAATAATTTATTTCCAAGAAGATCAAATATATTTAAAGGTAACATTAGAGATGTTAGGGATAGTGTTGCACGACCATCCTTAGATACTTTTTATCAAGTTATTTTTTCATTTGGTAATTTTGAAAAATGGTTAAAAGGTAGTAATATTGCTTCTAATCTTAAAAGAAATCAGGGAAGAGATTTTCAAAGAAAAATGTCCCTTTTATGTACCCAAGCTGAATTGCCAGGAACAAGCTATAACACTGATACTGCGGTTGGACATCATCAGGGAATTCAAGAGACTTTTCCGAACTTGAGAAACTATCCTCCATTGAATCTTGTTTTTTATTGTGATGCTGATATGATAATTTTAGAAGTTTTAGAAACATGGATGTCATATATTAATCCAATTCAAACTAATAAAAGAGTTACAAACGCTTATTCTAGGTTTAATTACCCAGAGAACTATAAAGAAATTATTCATATCACAAAATTTGAAAGAGATACTTTTTTACCTGATAAAGCTGATAAAGAGTTTAAATCTAACCTCTCAAGTTATGAATTTGTGAACGTCTGGCCAACCAACTTAACATCGATGAGGATTGCCTATGGTGATTCAAATGTGTTAAGATGTAGTGTAGAGTTTGTTTATGATAGATTCTTCACAAGATTTAATTATGAGGATCCAAATCAGGCTGTTGTTAACACACCTGAAAATATTATCAATTCAAATGATCAACAATTTCAACCACTTCCTGTTAAGAGAGAGGATGGAAAATTTACCACTACAGGAACCAATTCTATCTCTCCTTTTCTCATCAACTAAATTAATAAATTATGCCTTTACCAACAATTGAAACTCCAACCTATGAGTTGAAATTACCATCATCAAATAAAAAAATTAAATATCGTCCTTTTCTTGTGAAAGAAGAGAAAATTTTAATCATAGCTTTAGAATCAAGAAATCAATCTGAAATCACAAATGCTGTGACAGACGTATTAAAGAAGTGTATCTTAACGAAAGGTGTTGATGTTGATGATCTTCCTACTTTTGACATTGAGTATGTATTTTTAAATATTCGTGCTAAATCAATTGGAGAAGACATTAAATTAACCGTGACATGCCCAGATGATAATCAAACAAAAGTTCCTGTTACGATATATGTGGATGAAATTAAAGTTCAAAGACAAAAAGGCCATAAAACTGATATTATTTTAGATGATAAGATGACTCTTCGGATGAAATATCCGTCATTGAATCAATTTATTGAAAATAATTTTGACACTGATGATACACCACAAACGGTGGTTGATAAAACTTTTAAAGTTGTAGCTGATTGTATCGATACTGTTTATACTCAAGAAGATGCATGGGATGCTAAGGATTATACTTCACAAGAGAGACTAGACTTTGTACAACAATTAAATTCAAAACAATATAAAGAGGTGGAGAAATTTTTTGAAACGATGCCAAAACTATCTCATACAATTGAAGTTGTAAATCCAGAAACAAATCAAAAAGGAAATGTTATTTTGGAGGGTCTTGCTGATTTTTTCGGCTAAGTATTGCAAGAGAGGATCTTGAATCTTTTTATAGAATTAATTTTGCTCTCATGCAATACCATAAATATAGCTTGACGGAACTTGAAAATATGATACCTTGGGAAAGAGATATTTACATCACCCTTCTTCAAGATCATATTGAAAAGGAAAATCTAAAGAGACAACAAGAAGAGGGTGTCCGAAAGTATGGATGAAGAAAATAAAAAAATAGATATTGAGAGTTTCTTTGGGAGATTAGACTCAATTGAAGCAGTGGCTAACGACGCCATTTTAAAATCTGAATCTAATTTAGGAATAATCAATGAACTTGGTTCTATAATTACAAATATCTCAACGGCACTTGAAAGTTTACAAACAGAAGTACAGGAAATTAATAATTATATTGTTATACAAAAGGATGCAGAGGAAGATAGACGTTTTGAAGAAGAGGATGCAAGACAAAAGCGGGAGATGTCTGACAGAACATCAGGACTTCAAGGAAAGGGAACTGGAGTTGCGGCGGGAGCCACGGCAGGAGCAGCTGCTGGAGCATCAACTGAGGGTAATGAGTTTGGAAAAGATCCAGTTAAAAGAACTTTAAATCCATTCAAACAAATAGGTAATCTTTTTAATTTAGGTGGGGCTTTATTAACATCTGGAGTTGGAACTCTTGGATCTGGAATTGGTGCTTTAACTAGTGGAGTTCTTGGTTTTTCAGATGGTGGACAGATAACACCCAAAACTGGTGAAAAAGTTAAAGGTGCAGAACCAGACACTCAATTAATTGCTGCTCAACCTGGCGAGTTTGTCGTGACGAAAGATGCAGTTGAAAAAATTGGTGTTGATACTTTAAAGGGAATCAACGCTGCTGCTGGTGGAACAAATAAACCTAAACCTTTAGGCCCTTTAGATACGAAGAGTGGATTTCTCGGTAATCTATTTGGTGGAACAAATAAATCCAAAGATATTAAAGTATTTGAAGAAGGGAAAAAAGATAAAGATTATTCTAAAAGAACAACAGATATGTCTGGTGGAGGCATAGATGAGGAAACAATAACAAGAGAAACAATAACTGAGAATGGAAGTGTGGTCACCACTGAAGAAAGAATGAGAGAGAGGATAGTTTCGATTGGAGTTCCTGACTTAATTGAACATAAAACTCAACTTCTTGGTGAAATACACAAATTGAAGGGATTTGAAAAAGTTACAATAGATGATGTCATAAATCGAACAACAGGAATACCACAGGATAAATTAATTGATATTCTGAATAAAAGTGATGCAGCAAAAGCCACCGAGAAAAAACAGGAAGATGCGATAAATGAGGATTACAAGGCTCGAAACATAAAGCCAGGAAAACGTTTTAGCATGAGTTATGATGATGAAGTTGCAAAATCCTTACAGGGAACTATAGGATATCGAATCGGTCAAATAAATCCAGATCAACTCGTAATGTCAATTGATGAAATCACCGAAAAATCAACTTTAACGACTAAAGAAACTTTTAAATCTGCTAAAGATCCAAAATTTAAAAAAGCACACGCTAATGCAAAAAAATCAGGAGGAGTAAAGGGATTTAACGAAGGTGGATTAGTTGGAGGAGATATTAAAGGCAAACCTATGAATATTTTATCTGGAGGAGATATTAAAGGCAAACCTATGAATATTTTATCTGGAATTACAAAAAGTCTTGAGGATCTTACAAAATCACCGCTTGCAAAAGAAATGAAGAATATGGCTGACAATGATACGTTAGGTTTAAAGGACATAGCAAATGAAGCTTCTGAAATTATGGGAGGAGAAGAGGGTCTTGGTGTTTTTAAAGACAATATCATGAACATTGTGAAGGAAAGATTACTTGGAGGTGAAGAATCTTCTAATCTCTTACAAAAAATAGAATCTTCATTTGATAATGTTAGTAAGCTTGCTCCTACAGATAATGAAATGATACAAACAAATAATTCACAATCAGTTCAATCTCCCAGTTCAGGGAATAAAGGCGTTTCAGCTCAACGAGATCTTGCAAATGTATCAGAGGTTGAACTTAGACAAACAACATCCAATATACCATTCGTTAATCTTCAAAGATTACAAAGTGCTAAATTTAATAACATTACACATGTAAATGAATCCGATTTACCAGTCTCAATTCGTAATCTACTTAAAATAAAATAATGGAAAATAGATACACTATTAGAAAATGCTCATTAATTCCAAATGGATCTTCTTTAGACGAGGAGTATGATATAGTTCGTGGTGGCCCGATTATTGACTATTATGAGAGTATTGAAAGTCCAACAATATCAATGTCGGTGAGTTTCATTGATATTGACCAGATGTTAGGTCAAGAGGGAATCACTGGTGGTGAGCTAATTGATTTAAGAGTGCAGATTAATGGTTTTGATGATTTTGAAATTAAATCAAAAGAACACAGGTTAATGTTGAATTCTGTGACAAATATGATAACTGATACAAATAAACAGTTTGCAACTTTACAATTTGTCTCTGTTGAATCAATCATCAACGAAACTTCCCGAATCAATAAAAAATTAACTGGTAATGTCTCTAACACAGTTAAAAATTTACTAGTTGAAGGTGAGGGCACTGATAAAAAAGGAATTCAGAGTCCTAAAAAATTACATAAGGACGATGCTCTTAACTCATATTCATTTATAGGTAATTTAAAAAGACCCTTTGATATTATACAATGGTTGCAACCTAAGACTCAATCATCAAAAACTAATTTTGGTTTTTTATTTTATGAAGCTCATGATGGTTATCATTTTAAATCAATTGAAAATTTATTAAAACAAAAATCGGTTAGATATACTAAAACAGATAAACCAATAGAGGGTGACTTTAGAATTTTAAAAAATAATTTAAATCAAACTAATGATATTGGAGTCAATTTAAGATTAGGAATGTACGCAAACAAGACGATATACATTGATATTGAAAATCAACTAAAAGATATTGTTGATTTTACAACTGAGGATTTAAATTTAAAAAAACCACCTAAATTACTTGAAGATCTTCAGAATAAACCATCGCGACTTATGCTTCGAGTCAATGATTTTGGAGTTGCACAGAGAGGATCTAAAAAGGAAGACGTTCAGCCAGTCAGTGAGCTTGCCGTTTATCAAAATAAGTCTTATGTTAGGAATAACTTATTATTTTCACAATCATTGAGTATAGCAATTCCATTAAATCCTGATTTAAAAGTTGGTCAAATAATTGATATCAAATTACCTCTTAAAAAAAGCAATTCGCCAAAAAAGGGAAAAGTGAAATTAAGAAGAAGAACAGATGTGAATAGATCAAGAACAGATTCTTTTGGAGATGAAAGCACAAATGATCCTAGTGGTAGATATTTAATTTCCACGTTAAGGCACATGATCGGTGGTGGAAAGAGTGAAACACAATTGACATTAATCCGTGATGTCTTTACCGCTTAAATAGTAAAAAATAGCTAATCTTATGAAATCAATCGAAGATCACATGGAACACGATAAGAAAATTATCGATGATCCACAAGCAAACCCAGCAGCAAGAAGACATGCTAAAGAAGAGTTGCATGAATTAGAGGAATATGCAGAACATCATAAAGAGGAGATCGCAGCAGGCGATCATCACGATCCAAATGCCTTAGAATTATTCTGTGACAACCATCCAGATGAGCCTGAGTGTCTAATTTATGACGATTAACTAAAATGTCATCGACTAACTTTATAGGAAAAGATCCAATGCAATGGTGGATTGGTCAAGTGACTGATCCAAAGAAAGGAAAGTGGAATGATTTATTGGAGAGAACAAAGGCAGATGATGGTAGAGATATCTATTCACATCGATGTCGTGTTCGTATTGTGGGATATCATGGTAATGATAGTGACTTACCTGATGATGAGTTACCACTTGCACATGTTCTTTTACCACCTAATACCTCAACAGTCGCTGGTCAGGGACAGACAATGCGATATCGTGGTGGAGAGGTTGTCGTTGGATTTTTTCTTGATGGTGAAGATGGTCAACAACCAATAATATTTGGAACTCTCTTTCGACAAACCTTTGTCAGAGATAAATTAAAAAACGCAGAGTTTAAATCTAAAAAACAAATTGATTTCATACCATACACTCCGCCTGATTCGAGGGCAAACGCTGGTGGACATCAATTTGCAAAGGGTAACTCTCCAGTTTTTTTAGCTTTTGCTGCTGGTGAAGTGAATAAAGTAATATCTCAATTAAAAAAAGAAAATGGCACAAATCAGACAGCGACTAATTATACTGCCTGTGCAGATAATGAGATCTCAAAGATAAGTGATGCAATCAAAGATTTTACAAAACAATTAAACACATTACAAAGATTAAATACTGCTAACTCATACGTTAATCCAATCTTCGGTGGTGTTGTAGATATTCAATCAGAGATACAATTAACCACAAACAGAGTTCATAACTCAATGTCAAAATTAATTCGTCGTGGTCGTTCATGGGTAATTCAAGATACGTTAGATAAATTATCAACCACCCTAAAAGAAAAAACACAAAAACCACTGCAAGCTCCTGCTGGGAGTGCAGTGCAATCATTGATCGATACAGTTTTTTGTAATTTTGAAAAAATACAAGAAGGATTAAAAGATTACCTTTTTAAAAGTTTTGAAAACATGGTAGGACAAGTTTTAGATGTACCGACTTGTGGTATTGAAAACTTTTTGGGTGACATGTTTGGACAAATTAATAATATCTTAGATACAAGCCTTGGTGATATGTTTAGTCAGTTGAATAATATTCAAGGTGGTGGTATTGCAACTCCAAGTAAAACTTTTACAAAAGCAATTAGATTTGCAAATATTATTACAAATGTTCTTGATTGTGATAGACAGAATTGTCCAGAAAATACTGTATATTCTCCCAAAAGTGGACTTAGAAAGGCAGTCGAAGATGATTTTCAAGGTATTATCGATAAGATGTCACTAAATTCTTTAGTTAATCCTCTCTTAGATAATTTGAATAATGCAATTCCAGCAACACCAGAAAAACCAGATTGTGATAATAATGTCTTAAAATGTGGCCCACCACGAGTTGAGTTTATTGGTGGAGATGGTCACGGTATAGATGCGAGTGCAGTTATCAATGCAGTTGGAAAAATAATTGGTGTTGCAATTAATGGTACAGGATTTGGATTTACAGAACCACCCCTACTTTCATTTGTTGATAGTTGTGAAAATGGTTTTGGTGCTGGAGGTTTTCCAGTTATGGGAAATGTTTCCCCATCATTAGATGAAAACGGTAATCAAATTTTGAATTCTAATGGTGATCCAGTCTATATTCCTGACCCAAATGGCACTGAACTTGGTGTTGTTGGTGCTGTGATTACAAGTTCTGGTCAAGGATATTTACCAAACACAGTTGAAACAACCCGTGATCAGGATGGAAATTTAACAGAAAAGGAAGTTACACCAGATCCAAATCAAAACTATGATGGGGTGGTTTCCTACGTGACCACTTTAGAGGACGTTATTGTTGAAAATACAGGATTTGGATATGAAGATACAGACACTCTTACAGTTGAAGGTGGAATTGCAATCGTAGATTCGCCAAGTTCTACAGTTGATGAATTAGGTGATGATGTAATAGGAGCTGGTGATGTTACAGGTGATATTGTGACTGGCGTTGGTGCTGGTGGCGTTGGTGCTGGCGGTGTTGGTGCTGGCGGTGTTGGTGCTGGTGGCGTTGGTGC